TTGTTTCCCGCGCTATTTCCAGTTCGCAGTCGTGCGCTTGGTTGCACTCCGTCTTGCAAGTCCTGCAGCACCCCTTGCATTCTCTGACAAGGTGGCAGCATGCGCACTGCATCGCTGAGGTCATGAAGAGGGGTGGCTGATGGATGATCCTGCGTATGTTCTTTGTCAGCATCATATCCACTCCTCCTTGTTCTCTGTCCTGCATCCCTGTGTGTGTTTCCATCGCCAGAGTGCTGCGTTGCGCTCGCTGATGTGGCGCAGGAAAGCATCCGTGTTATTGTCCCTTCCAAGCACGCCCAGAGCGTCGAGGAACGCTCCCTTCGCTTCCCTCAGATACCGCTGAGCCTTGTCCTTGTTGTCTATCTCGATCATAATCTCATTGTCATTTGATTTTGTCTGTATCACAGCTTGGCCGCTGCGTTGAAACGTTGCTCGGCCGTGTCCTCCATGCCCGTTATGGGCGCACTGATGTATATTCGTTTCATCCGTTTCATTTTACTTGAACCAAATTCCTTTTTCAATACTCGGAGACCATCTCAAAAGACTCAACTCCTTCCCATCAACATAAGCATTCCACGTCTTCACGAATAGCATCATGCGATGCTTTGCCGGTATGTGTCTGTTAGATAGTTTGTCATTTATTATTGTCTTCCGTAGTAGTTGTATAGTGTTGTTTGTACATTGTTCTCTTTCTGTCAGTTGCTCAAAAAATGACAAAACGAAAGATTCATCATAGTTCCGCTCCTTGATAAGATATGCATGATATGCACCTAATTCTGAAACGAGAAAAGCCCTGCATCCGTTTCTGACCTCAGTCCTTGCTGTGGTAATGATATAAGACCAAAAATCTTTGTCTTTCTCATATTCAAGCATTATTGTAGAATTTCCCACCATATCGCAAGCAAGTCCTTCTACATGAGTTACAAGAAGAATGTATTTTCTGATAATCCCCGACAATTCCGTGGGGTAAGATATACCATTGCATCTCAACACATCACCGCCCGACCTTGCTTTTCCGCTGTCAAGCACATTGAATGTAGATTCGGGGAATCCGAATCCGACAAGAAACTCACAAGTGACTCCGCTCTGAATAACGGCTGTCAATCTGTGCTGTCCGTTAAGTAGTTTTCCGCTTTCGGCAAAAATAATCGCATCGTTAGAAAGAGTCCATAATCCTTTCTTCATTTCGTTAACATACTTGCCGATGTAGCGTTTGTTTAGCACCCGATTGCTTGTGTTGTGGCTGAGATATTCTTTAGCCAGTTCGGGCGTAACAAGAATCTTCTTAAATTCTGTCATGAATCTGTTGGTTTTAATGATTAGTTATTTTCTCAAAAAATCGTCTCTGCGCAACGATTGCGCTTTGAATGTGTAATTTATCACTTTTGCCAAATAAACACGCTTAAAACGCCTTATTTCGCGTTTGTCGGCTATCTTTCATGAGTACACCTTCATTTCAAGCCGTTGGAGTTCATACTCGCTTACAAACCCGAAACGATATAGACCGCCCTGCCGTACATCAGCACCTTTGCGGATTTGCTCACGCAGATAGATATTCCGTGCCTCAATGCCCCGTGGCTCTACTGTGCGTGTCTGCACTGGTTCGGTCTGCTCATCCTCTGTTGTCTGCGACTGATACCATGGCAAGAATTTCGCCCCGTACTGGCGCAGGATGTCTGTTGTGTCAAATTGGAAGTAACTTGACTTGAATGTTGTCGGATACATTGCGAAATAGAGCATCATCTGGTAAAGGTTGCAAGTCTTGCGGTATGACCCGAAAAAAAGACTTGCCGCCTGCGTCGCTGTCTCCATCGTGAACGGCTCCTTGATTGTCGATAGCCTATAGACGGATAGATACATTTCTGTTAGCATCTCAGTTGATGTCCCTTCCCCGTAGATGATGTCAATCTCATGCAGGTTTGGGGAGTACTCGTTGAGTGTGCGCTCTTTCTCGCTGAGGTAGTAACCGAGCGATTTGGGACTAAAACGGCATTTTAGTGATGTCGTCGTCGGAAACTTCTTCATGAACGCCTCTTTTCGCCCATCGTCTTTTGAGTTCCTCTTCGGCTTCTCTGATGCTCCGTTCCCTTGGGGATTCTGTTTGATCAGATTGTTTAGTGTTTCCATTGTTTGTGTTATTAGGTTGCTTGATGTTGTTTGATGCCCATCTCTTGAGTCTGCGTGACAAATCCCATGTCCTTTCCAGTTCATACCGCATCTTCGTATTGCTCTTGTTAGGCTCTGTCCAGTAGTCGGAGAACTCCTCAATCATGGCATCTCCGTATATCTGTCTGTATTGGTCAAGAGAAGAGATAAAAGCCTCTTTTCTTCTTTGTAGTTTTCGGTCATCGCAAGACTTTGCGATTGACAAAATATTATTATTTATATCTAACATAGATACGTTAGTATCTTTAGATTCATTATCATTTACATTATCATTTACATTATCATTTACATTATCATTTACATTATCATTTACATTATCATTATAGCGACCTTTTGCGACATTTGCGATGCTTTGCGATTCGTTTATCGCATTTGCGACATTTGCGATAGTTTGCGATTCATCCTTTTCTCCCCATCGAACTTTGTTTCCTTTGCGACCTGCCTCCCTGCGCTTTTCAACGATGCGTGTGTATTTCTCCGCATTGTGGTCAATGGTGGTCTTAAAGGCAACGAAAGCATAAAGCAATATCCGATTATCCGTGACCAGTATCTCGCCATCACGCACGTATCGGAACAATGCTTTGAATAGTTGCCCTGCCTCTTCGTCTGTCAGCAAGTCAACTTGCTCACTCTTGTCGCAATATACAAGGAATGATTTTTCGTTGTCCATGTGTTGTTGATTGATAAAAACATCCCCGAAACAGAGCCACGACACTCTGTAACGGGGATGATGCTATGAACATAGCCTTTGCCTTGGATTGCGGTCGTGGTCGCAATTTGATTCCATTTGCAAATTTACAAATTATCTTTCTAAATATCAAATAAAACTTTGATTAAATCAAACTTTTCTTTTACTGATATCACAGACAATCTCCCTGCACATCGTCTCTGCCAGTCTCACACGCTCCATGAGCAGGGCAATGTCTTCCGCTGGTGGCTCTATCTGCAAGACTTTCAACCGTGCATCAGGACAGAGGAAAGGATTGTAGATGATGAAGTCGCAAACTGACGCACCGCTGACAATGCAATGAGAGACACATTGCCAGTAGTATTGAGCGTTCGCCTTTTTGAGGTCGTCTGCCGTCTGCATCATGGCATACTTGACAAAGTTGCTACCCATCGGGCACTTGATTTCAATCGCTCTTGTTATCCGTCCTCCCTCTTGCACTATTCCATCTGGGGATGAGCCGAACTCTGGAATATCCTTGCAGAGCAGGAGACCGACCTCATGCACCTCGTTACCCGTCACCTTGCGGTAGCGTTTTCGGGCATACGGCTCTTGCTCCGTACCGAAGTCCATCGCTTTCGATGTGGTGTGCGTCAGAGTGTAGTACTCGTTCCACATCGCCTCATCATTCCGCACCTCATCCCGCAACAGACGCTCTCCTGCCTTGTCGTAGATGTACCCCTTGGCGGTCTCCCCGAACGTCTCTGACTTGCTCCTGCCGGACTGCATCAGCTTGCCGACCTCGCTGCCCGTCCACCGTCCGAGACGGGCAATGAACCATTCTCTTGAGTGCTGTTCCATATCTTCACCCCTCCACGATTTCAGCGTCCTCAATATCGTCGTTCAGCATGGATGCCCGTGCGCTCTCTTGGTTGTCAACGTACTCCACATTTGTAGAGTCGATGTCTTCCACGTTGACCTCGCCTTTGATGCTCGCTTGGTCGAAAATCATTGCACGCTGCATCTCGATCGAGAGTGGTGCGTACTTGCTCAGGAGCAACTTTGTCACGGTCTTCTTCGCCATTGCGGAGAAATTGTCTTTCCATACCCCAAAGCCCTTGCGGAATGTCTGGGAGTACTGCGTTGCATGCTTGGTCACTTCGTCAATGGTCATGTAGATTGTCTTCTCGAAGCCGTTGCAGAGACGCAGGAAAGCCATATAACCGATGACCTTGTCTGAGGTACGTGCGCTCTCGTCAAAGATGTATTCGCCCGTGAACTTGTTTGCGCTGACCAACTCGCCCTCATGAACCTCCTCGGCAATGATTGTCTTGACTTGTCCAGAACGCATCGCCAGCTGTATCATGCCACGATACATGATTTGGAACTGCGCTATTGTCTGATGTGTCTTGCCATCGTAGTAAGGCACGATAGCGGCAAAGCCCAAATTAGGGTTGATAGGCAGGTCGAGGGTAGCGGCAATGAGTGCGGAGTTAACCACGCTCGGAGCGGTCGCTTTCTTGAGCAAATCATTGTTGTTGACTACCGCCAAAACCGAACTCATGAACCCTGCGGACTTCTGTCCGAGAATCTGGGCGAACTGCTGCTTGCACACATCACTCTTGAAAATGTTCTTGAGTTTCTGCTGTTCTGTCATCTGTACTGGTGCCGCATTCTGTGCGGCTGGTTGCTGAATGTTCGCAACCTCTTCTTTTGTCTTTGTCATAATTGGTTGGTTTTTAGAAATTGGATTGTGTTATTTAATATGCCCATATCGGCAGAGGAAGAGTGCTCGCCCTGTCTCATGAACTTGTAGATGTCATCCTTGGAAAAGTACACCTTTGACCCTGCCTTGCGTTGGTAATAGGTTATCTCGCCGTCTGCCATTAAATGGTGTAGGTACGAAAGCGAGATGCCCAGTACATCGCAGGTCTCCTCACTCGTTAGCATCTCTTTCGACGCTATTGTAATTGACTTGCGGATGTCAGCAAGCAGGGTGATGATGTCCTTTTCCATGATTTATCCGTTTTGTGATTGATTGATTATTACGTGGTCGAAGTCCGCACCGCTCTCATCCTCGCAAAACATGTTCGGAATGTACGATGACAAGACCTTTGTCGTAGCCAACTTGTAAAAGTCCTTTTTGATTTCGAATCCGTATGCCTTTCGGTTAAGGTTCATTGCGGCTAATAGCGTACTTCCCGACCCTGCACATGGGTCTATCACCACATCGCCAGGGTCGGTGAAGATACGGATGAGTTTTTCGAGCAATGGGACTGGCTTCTGCGTCGGATGGACGTTCGGGGTGGTTGTGTCTCGCTCCCAGTTCATGCAGTTGAATATCATCCGCCCGTTGTTATTGAACTTTGGCAATCGGTCTTTGTAGAGCACAAGACCATATTCGCAGTTGCCAACAATCTTCATGTTAGCTTTCAACACTTGCGCTGAGTAGTCCTTGCGGAACACAAGCGGAATATAGTGCATAAAGCCGTATCTTTGCCCGAGTTCGATGTACTTGAATTGTTGCTCAAACTCGCAGAAAAGCACCATGCAGGGCGCACCGCCTTTCCCTTTCTTCGGTTCTTTGACAAGCATCTGACTACAGAAGTGCATGAACTCTGCAGGGCGGAAGTTATTGTCCGTGTCAAAGAACTCCTTTCCCGCGAGGTCTGATTCTCCGTTCTTGTTGTCCCCGTCCACATACCATGCAGGATTGGATGCGTATGCGTTCTTCCCGAGGTTGTAAGGTGGGTCGGCAATGATAAGCTGTGCTTTTGGGATGCCGTACACCTTGAAGTTCTGGAAGTGGTCGTTAAATAGTTCTACCCGTTTCATGTCAGTTACTTATCAGATTGGTTATTACTATCCGCCCATCGGATGAGAAGCAGGGCGATGAACAAGCACGCAGTCCCAGCGCATGCGCACCAAACGTTCTCCGTTGTGAAGAGTGCAAGGGCAATGGTCAGGAAAACCATGCCTGCAAGTATTGATTTCGTTCTATTCATCTTTCTTTGTTTTGAAGTTGTCGTATGCGTGACGGTCAGCGTATGAACGCTTTCCCATCCGCTTGCAATAGTTATACACGTTGTAGGCGGTCATGCCTAATTGCTTAGAGAGGTGCACGCAAATGCGCCATGTGCTGTAGTGGTTCCCGCTCTCCTTGTCGATTTGGTCGAAAAGGGCATTGATGATGTCCTTTCGTTTCGAGGTCTCTTTTTCCTTGTCTGTTCTCAAGTCAATCATTGTTTTGTAGTTATTTTTGTTAAAAAATCGTTTTAACGGGCGTTTTCCGTCTGAATGTGTATTTGTGCGTACGTTGGAAGAACGCCCGTTATATCGCGTCTCATGCGTTAATTTCCGTATCTGTAATGATAATAGTCTTGAGCGTTGCGGAAGCCGTGTTCGTCCCAGTAGTCATAAGGGCGCATATCGTCTTCATGTTCTTTCTCAATCTCTGACCATTCACAGAGGTTCTCTTCAAGCCACTGGGCGATATTTTCGCAGACCTTGTACTGGTTCTTGTTGTTAAATATCTCATCAACCTCGATAAGACCTCTTACTTCCGCATCGTTCGCATCGTCAGCGTACCACCAGACAGAGAAATAATTATCGCCATAATAGACCTGGCTGTGAGCAGTCCAACACGCATAATAGTCGGAGTACTCGACTTCTGCGTAGTCCTCAACATGCTTTTTGAGGTCGTTTAGTATTTCTTGTCTATTCATGCTGCACCTCCTTGTCTGATCTTCTCTTCGATTGTCTTCAACTCTTCTTTGTTGAAGGCATGGTAGATGCCATCACACACAAGCGTAACGGATTCCAAGCCATCCAATTCGCAATAGTCAAGACAGATAAGGTTTCCTTTCTCTGCTTCGACGGCTACAAATCTCACCGCCTCTTGGAATAACTCTATAGGTTTCATTCCAAATCCTCCTTTGTTATTGGTTCGTGGTCTTCATCATCCACGTCTTCATCCATTCCCAGCTCTGTTCTCCACCATTCTCCGAATGCCCTGCAATGCTTGCAATCACCCTTGATGCAGCGTTCGCAGATTCTGTCTAATTCCATTTCTGTCATAATCTCGTTGTGGTTTTTAGTTTGTTTAATCTACGATTGCAACTCTATATCCTGCGCGGATAAGCCGTGGAAGATAGGTGTCGAGTGTGTGGTACGGAAACATTGTTTGCTTCATACCGTCTTTGTACTTTATCAATGTGATTCCGAGTTCTCTTGCGCATGTCTCTGCGTCTTCTCCGACTTCAATGTAGAAATCGTTCTTGCGGAACAGCAAAACAGCGTCCGGATGCTTTGCTTTCATGTCTTGATAATGTTCTTGAATTGTCATGATTCTTTGGTTTTGTGTGGGGAGTTGTGCGCTCCCCACTGGTTATTGTTATCTGCTTCTGGTCTCTTCAATAAGGATGATATCTTTGCCTTTGTAGATGTATAAACGGGTAATTGTGCATCCGACATTGATTTCCGTTACCTTCAAGTAACGATCGCCATTTCGGCGAAATCTTCTATAGTTCGTTCTCTCCAACATATTCAAGCCCTCCCATTATCGGTTATAGAACGAAATCTTGATGCCGCGGCGCAACTTGCAATGCGTGTAATCCATTCCGCTTGCGTAGGCTCTCTCAACGAACTTCTCTGCAAGTTCTGCTCCGATTATGTTGAGCAATCCGCTCCAGCCGACCAAGGTGTTTATCTTCTTATCGTTGAAGAAACCGAAGACCTTAATTCTGTAATCTCTGTTGATTTCTGTGATTGTGTGTGTCATAATTTTGTGGTTTTAATAAATTCTTAATAACTTTGTAAGCGATTATATTTTTCTTTTGCAAAATTAGTAATTTTATTTTAAGAAAACAAATATTTCTTTGATTTTTTCAAAAAAAAGTTTGATTTTTACGTTTAACCACAAAAAACCACATGAATTATGACAGGTGAGGAATTGAAAACTATCATCCGAAAGAGCGGATGGAAACAAGGCGATGTCGCCAAGGTGATGGGCATGAGTGCGCAGAACTTCTCTGCAAAGTTTAAATCAAACAAGATTGCGTCCGACTTTGTTGAGCAGGTGCAGAACATCATCCGTCAGCCCTGCAATAGCAATAATGTGTCGGTCGGTGGAGATGTCAGCAACACCAACATCAACTCTACGACACTGGATGGGGAGGTCATTGCCATCTTCCGTGAGCAGCTCGACCGAAAGGATGAGCAAATCAAGTCTCTTTTAGATTTGCTGAATAGACAATGAGACGTAGCAAGGAACCAATCAAGTTGCGACAGCGGAAACTCAGCAATGGCAATATCTCATTGTATCTCGACCTCTGCATCGACAACCGCAGGGAGTACGAGTTTTTGAAGTTGTATCTTGTCCCTGAGCGCACAAAGCAGGATCGAGACAAGAACAAGCAGACACTCGCCATTGCTGAGGCTATCAGAGCGGACAGGATAACGAGACTGCATAATGAGCGGTACGGATTGCAGGACACACGCCAGCGCATCGTATATCTGTTGCCGATATTGCAGAGCATCAGACACAAGAGCCAGTTCCGAGGAATTGCAGGACGTTTGATGAAGTTCGTGACCGAGAAAACGACTTCCATGCACGTCACTCCTGCATGGGTGCGGAAAGTGTGTGGCATAATCGCTAAAGACACTTCCATTATGCAGTCATCACGGTCTATCTATCTAGACAAGTTCAAAACCATTCTCCGTATGCTTGTCAAAGATGGGTGTGTCAGTCATGATGTGTTAGACGCATGGTCAGGAGTTGGCAAAGTGCAGTCAGTTCGTGAGTTCTTGACGGCTGATGAGTTGCGGACGTTGATGCAGGCAGATTGCGATGATGATGAGGTCGGGCGAATGTTTCTTTTCTCTTGCTTCTCTGGTTTGCGTCTGTCGGACTGCAAGCGCATAACCTGGGATGAGGTTGAAGATGATGGATGGCGTTCCCGTCTCGTGTTCCGTCAGCAGAAGACGCACCAGTTGCAATATACAGACCTCAATACTGACGCACGCTCGATGATGGGCAACCGTTGTGTCGGTCGTGTGTTCCATGTCGGGGGTGATGAGCGCACCAACCGCATCTTGCGCTCGTGGGTGCAGCGTGCAGGGATCAAGAAACGCATCACGTTCCATTGCGCCCGTCACACGTTCGCAACGCTCTTGCTCACTGCCGATGTCAATCTATATGTGGTGAGCAAACTGCTTGGTCATGCGTCCGTCAAAACCACGGAGATTTACGCAAAGGTCATCGACAAGAAAAAGCGTGAAGCGGTGGATGCAATATCAATGATGGTGAGTAACGGAAAAGTAACGGAATCAGAACAAGGGATAACGGCTGATAACAACGAAAGACTTTAGAATAACGCTATTTGTGCGTGAGACGACGTATAAACGGTTTTAATTCTGAAAACGTGCATTTGTGCGCTAACCTTTTGAAAATGCGTTAGAAGCGTTTTTCTGGGAAAATAAGGAGTAACGGAATAGTCACAGAACCTAAACAAAAAGGTCGGAGCGGATGTCGCTTACTCATCCATTGCTCCGACCCAAAACCACCGAATCATGACACATTCGGCACGGCAAAGGTAGATAATTAAAACGATATCGCCAAATCATAGAGGGAGAAATTACAAAAAAACCGCCAGAGGTGCGAACTCTGGCGGGGGTGCTTTAACCATGGAGCGAATAGGCATGTGTACCAATTGCAAAGGTAAGCAATATAAATGACACTTCAAAATCAGAGTGGAAGAAATGCGCAAAAAAAATAGTGTGCCTTAATGACACACTATCTTTCCCTTTTGCATGAGTGGTTCTCACTCTATCGTCAATTTCAGTCCGAGTGCCTTGCAGATTGTTTGCACGGTGCTCAGCTTTGGGTCAACCTTGCCGCTCTCAATCTTTGAGAGGTTGCTGATATTGATGCAGGTCGATTGACTGAGTGCCTGCAATGTTAACCCTTGCTTCTCCCTTGCAGACTTCAACCGTTCGGCAATCGTCATTCTGTGCGTGTGCTCGTATGCTGATTTCTGATGATAGTAGCCTATCCAAATCTGTCCTTGCTCAACTGGGCTCTTGACGGCAATTGGAAGTTCGATGTCTTTCATCTCTTCGTAGTACATATCTCCTTTGTCAATGTAGCGTCGGAAAGCGTCAATGTAGTAGCGAGGATGCGTGAACATATTGGAGAGCGTGAGCGCACCGAACTTGCTGACCGCATAATGCTCCGTGATGGCAATCATCCGCCCGACGACGTAAGGCATTGCACGGACTGAGCGGTCGAGACCTGTATTGGCATAGTCGAGTTCCTCTTCTTCTTCGCTTAGGACCGGTAGGTCAAGTTCCTCGACCACAAACCCCCATTCGCCCTTTCTGTAAGCATAGTGTGCCTGCTCGTTGTCTTCGTCGTTGTTGCCGATGTACTCATTCTCAACATAGAGCATTAGGTCGTTATGCAGTGTTCTCGCTTCATCTTCTGTCATTAGGATGGGGTCGGCTTGTCCACCGTCCTTGTAGTCTTGTACGCTCCCGACATATTTATCAGAGTTGTTTCCGCTGATGTAGCGTACGCAAAAATTCTTGTCTGTGTTCATTTTCTTGTATTGGTTAAAAGTTGCTCATGAATGTTGTAATGATTGCTCGCTCGGGCATCATGTCAGATGTGAGATTGTAGCGGTTATCAATCCACCACGCTGCATCGGTCTTGCTGTTGATACCCTGCTCCCATTTCTCGATCATTGCTTTTGCCTGGTCATTGGTTGCGATCTTGCGCACCTTGTCAAGAGCCTTGCAGACATTTTCACGGATTGTTGTTGCCCATGCCACTTGTTTCGGAGTTCCAGTCAGTTCGGAAAGACCTCTGCTCTCGCTCGCTTGCTCTGCTTGTGCGTTCTGCTTGTTGCGGATGCATGATGGGCATTCGCCCTGCTCCATTCTCTCGATTCTGCGGATTCTGTCCGATACCTTGCCAGTCAGCTGGATTGTCTCTGTGTGTCCGCATGTGTAGTTGATTGTGTACTTTGCCATAATGTTTGGAGTTTTTAGTGGTTTGTAATTTTTATTTGTTTTTGTATTGCAAAGTTACTAACTTTTTATTTAACAACCAAATTATTTCACTATTTTTTTTGTTTTTCTGCAAAAAAAATGTGTTTTTCTTTGTTTTTGAGGCAAAATTTGGTTGTTTTGGACAAAAAAAACCACCCATTTTCGCAAATGGATGGCTTCAAGAAAATAAAACCTTAATATCAACTTTTATGGCTATGTAGAAAAAGCAGTGTACCGATAATTATCCCAATAAGTGCGGAAAGGAGACACGACCACAGATGCGGTCTTCGCTCAATTTTCGTCTCTACCTGCGTCCTTACTTGCAGGATGGTGTCCGTGCGCTCCTCGAAGACGGTGTCTCGCTTGATACGTACATTTTTAATATATTTGTAGATGACTTTCTCTATCGTGTCACCACGCTCTCGGATGAAGACGGAATCACGCTTTATAAGAGTGTCGATTGCCATGTCTGCAACACGTATGCTATCCACTCGCACGACATCACGCTCAATGTACCGTGTCTTGCAGGAATGGCACATCAAACAGAGGGAGAGTACCCAAAACTGCGTGAGACTGCGTACAAAGCGTTTTCTTTTCGTCAATGTGTATTTAATCATCTTTCAAATTAAATCGTATTAGACGCGGTTTTTTGGAAAAATAACTATTTAGACCTATTTATTGGCATCGATAAGATGGTGTCTGTCGGTGTCCTCTGTAACTCGGTCATCGGCTCTTCGGTCGGTCTCTGCTGGACGCAACTTGTCATTGCCATCGCCCATGCAAGGATAATCAGCAGGAAGCCGATGAGTAGCCAGAACCTTAAATCATCATCCATTTTCATTTCATCTCATCATTAGACCTGCGGACAAGACCGCCCATGATACTCGCCCATGACTCGCTGATTGGTCTGTACTCCTCACGGGCATCGAAGCACGGACACGCTTTGTTTGCAAAGTCACGATGACCATAAATCACGGCATCGGGGTATTGCTGTTTCAGCAAAAACAAGAGGTCAAACAATGCTGACCTCTGCGCAGGAGTTCTGGTGTCTTTCGGTTTTCCGTTTTTGTCAAGACCACCGACATAGCACACACCGATGGAGTTAGCGTTCTGGCCTTTGCAATGCGCTCCGATTTCAGAGTCTTTGCGACCTCGCTCAACTTGTCCATCAAGCGTGATGACATAATGATATCCGCAGGACTTGAATCCTCGTTCCTTATGCCATCTGTCAATGTCTGACACGTGAAAATCCTGCCCCTCTTTGGTGGCGGTGCAATGGACAACAATCTTATCTATCTTCCGCATCTTCTTTCTCCATTTTATCCCAGTACTCTGTTGCTTGCTTTCGTGCCTCTTCAATCTGCTCATCGGTCACTCGCTCGCTCATGCGCTCACGTTTCTCTTCGCTCTGACCTCGCATCCATCTCCGTGCCTCTTCAATGATCTCGCTTTTGACCTCTCCGACCTTGGACTTGATGTAGACAGAAATCCCAAACACCGCTCCTGCAAATGTCAACGCTTGTGCTACGTACCACAAGACACCCTCTGTTATTTCCTTATTCAGAAAAAACGAGAGGAATGCAAGCACAATGCCACTTGCAATCATGGCTATCGCGCTCGCATATTGTATCCAGTCTTTAGTGTTAGCTCTCATGGAATGTCCAGTTGAATCATATTAGACTTGATTGCATTAACTATCCTGCGGACAAAGAGCCTCTGCCCCCTATCATTAGGGTGCAATCCGTCTTTGAGATAGTATCCAAGACCGCTTGATGTCTCAAAATCACGAACTATGCCCATCGTCTTCGCTCCGTCTATTATAATCATGCCATATCTTTCTGCCATTTGTTTAAGAGGTTCATTATATTCTATTCTATCACCTGTTCCACGCTGAATCGGTAAAAGGCAGAAATATAGAGCATAAGGGAATGATTGTCGGGTTTTCATAAATGCCCATCGAGCAGCTTCACAGAATTTCGTCTTGTCAAGATTAGAAAGGGTTGCGTCTATGTCAAATGCTGTATTGTCAACATTCATTACTGTCTTAGCCATCGCGTCAGCATACGTATCATTAGGTGTCCAATCATTAGTTCCAAGTGCGAAAATAACGATATCGGGTTGGAAATTACCTTGAGTCGGAAACGCTCCATGAGTGTTAGGGATATCATTGATGGCAAGTTGAATCTGGTATGATAGGTTTTTCCTTTCTTCTCCTGCTGGTCTTGTAGCATCCTTGTAGGATGCGCCACTCTGTGCATAATTTCGCACATCTGAACAATTGAGAAAATCTTTGAGCAAGGCTGGCCACATCGAAAAATAGATTGTCTCGCCATGTTCGTTTACATAAGAATTGCTATTAGAACGGAGTTGGTAAGCCGTTGTCTCATCATTTTCGTTAATAGTGAATGTTGCGCACGTTGTTATACTGTCACCGAAAATCAATACCTTGAGACCTTCGTCCTTTAATGGACTGAGGTTTTGGAGTTGTGAAAGTTGATTACTGATGACATAGATTTCTTTGTCATATGATTGAGAACTTGACAACACGCACTTGAATCCACTGAAAACAAGACTGCTATCATAATAACTTATAGTCACAAAAGATACAGCAGCGTAGGCTTCTTGCGACAAGTCTATAGTGCCACTCAAAAGATTCCCATTACCTGCGATAGATATAGATGATAGAAATTGATTGTTTGCGTCCCAAAATGCAACAACACAACCCACTGAACTCGTTTTTGCTGCATATTCAAGTGTATCATACCCGCCAATTGGGATTTTACCCGTGTTTTTTGCACTCTGCGTGGCAACTAATGCGCCATTAGAATACTGATAGTATCCGTATTCAACTAAATCACAGTCATAATTAGACATGACTTTGGGAGTAATCGTGTCCAAAGATTCTTGTAATGGCGATATTTCTTCTTGTAATTCAGTAAGTGATGCGTCAAGCTCGTTTATTCTCGAATCGAAAGATTCGGGATTGGAAAGCACACACTTGAACCCACGATAAACACTACTTGAATCATAATAATTGACAGCGATAGAAGCGACTGCACTATAAGATTCTTGGGTCAAGTCAATCGTACCGCTTTGAAGATTAGAGGACTGACCGATAACACTTAATCGAGGCAGGAAATTCCCATCTGCATCCCAAAAAGCGACAACTGGTTGGTTAAAACATAATCCTGCGTATTCCAACGTTTTGAAGCCACTAATAGGGATTTTATCAGTGTTTTTTGCATTCTGTGTAGCGACTAATGCGCCACTGGTGTTGTAATACCCGAACTCTGTCAATTCTTTACTATACTCAGACAGGACTTTCGTTGCGATGTCAGCAACCTCCTCCTGAAGCGAAGCCACATCTTCAACCGCATCTTCCACATCCTTGAGATGTTCTGCCGTGTCGGTCATCACTCCACCAACAAGCGGTGCGGTGTTGCTACCGATTGCCGTGTTGTCTCTGACTTGTTGTGCCCTTGAAATTATATCGTCTATTGTTGCCATTGTTTCAGTCTCCTATTGCTTTTATGCGTGTGCCGAATTGTTGGATATGTGGTTGGTTGGAATCGTTCTGCTTGATGTACTCAAGGACTGAATTGAGGTAGAGTTGTGCGGATGCGAGAACGTCGTTGTAGCGATTGACTTTCACTCGCTGCTCCATCCTTTGCCCGTACTCGTCGAGATGCTGAATGTTGCCCGAACGGGTCATGGTAAGACCATCGTCAAGCATCATCTTTCCGTAAACAAAGTAAGATAATGCTTTGCGAATGCCGTAGCACATCCGTTCCGACTGCGGATAACAGCCACAACCATCAAACGTGAACACTCCACCATCAAGCAAGGTGTCAAGGTAAGTGTCGGGTGTCTCTGCATCATACTCAGCGAGTTGGTAGAACAATGTTGTGCCGATGCTTGGAACGATGTACACATCCTCGCACTCGCTGATGTAAGATTCCACGATATCACGTTCCAAATGGGTGCTTGTCGGTCTCGCTAATGAGCGAAATTGGTCGTATGATAAAAAGTGCTTATCCATTGCCCTGCCCTCCGTCTGTTGTTGTGTTAGTGGTCTCGCTATTCACGTAGCGCAATGGCGCAATGCTGAAATCGTAGGTCGGGAGTGGTTCATGCCAGTTCCCAAAGACCTTTGCGAAAACACGCTCAATGAACCTCTGTTCGTGCGTCACTTCGCCTGCATAGTACTCGTAGGCTTCACGCATGACATCACCGCTGAAACCTAATTTCCCGATACGCACGGCATGGAATATCTCTTGATGGAACTGAGCGTAAATGCGTTCCACGATTGAAGATTCGGTCACCTCATAGTCTTTGTCAAAGTTCCTTGCAGGGAACTCCACGACTTCGGGTTTGTCTTCGTCATTCTCCAATTCCACGTACAAGATTTTTCCCGTGCGCTCATCGCCCTGGAATTGCTTGAGGTCATCATCCGAAATCATCTGCTCCTGCTCTATGCGGCCGTCGGGATCGATTTTCGGCTGACCTTTTTTTGCAATCAGCATGCATGACACGAGGAAGTTGTTTCGGGCGTTTCGGTACTTGACATTGCCAAGTCCTTCATCCGTGCTGATGTCAGTCACACAAGCATCGTAAATCGGGATGGGATAGCCTTTTCCGTGCAGACCGACATACAAGACTTGACCTTTGTAGTGTTCAATACCTCCAGCCTCGATGATTTGAGCTTGTACGACTTCTTTTCTGGGGTTATAGACGTGGATGCGGTCAACGGTGTTTTCGTTGACCTGCACCTTTTGACCTCGCCTTGTCGAGTTGCCCGACCAATCGTCATGAATGCAGATATATTCGACGTGCCCTGCATCATCCTTTTCGCTCAGTCGGCAATTCTCAAACGGCACGTGATGCACGGATGAAACTTCGCCCAATACGTTGTAATTGACATGCAGGGCAATGCCTCCGAACCTCGCTACATCAAGCACAATATTGTGAAGGATATCGTCAAGGGTTTCGCCTTGAGCATTGGCAAGCACCTCGCTCAATGCCGTGTTGCTGAATCCGAATCCCTCAATAAACTTTGCGTAGCGAGAGAGACACAACTCAGCCGTACCCGATGCGTGGGTAATCTGCATCAAGTCCTGCGGATAGAGATTGTCCGCTCCGTAGGACTGAATGCCGAGCCGTGAGATGTATTTCGTCTCAACTCGTTTTCCACTTTTGCGGACTTGACTGACTTTCATTTCTTCTTGCCCCTCGTTTTAGCCTTGGTTTTTGGTGCGTTTTCGGTGGTTGGTTTTGGGTCGGGAATATGGTCAAAAAAGACCGCCTTATGCGGAAACATACGCAAATACTCTTCTGCTACCTCGTCCGTGAGATTGGCATTTGAATACACCTTGCCCCCGTGAAAAAGCGGAGAGTTGATGAGATATCCTGCCCTCAATCTGTATTGTAGTTGCGAAACCATTGTGCCATGCTTTTTAAGGTGGGTGTAAACTAAAATGACTGCGTCCTTATAGCAGTCATTGCAAGATGTCTTGCGGAAAGGCTTGCCGAGTACTTGCTCATACAATTCCGCAATCATCGTCTTGTCGGAAGAGGAGAGCGCACCAATGCGCCCCCTCAGTCCTTCAATGAGTGTCTTAGCATCTTCAATGTTCATAACCATCTCTCATGCTAATCGTGAGTTTATTTCAATGCTTCGTAAGCTGTGTCTGTCGTTGCTTCATCGGTAGCGAAGAAGAACATTGCTGACTTGAGTGCCTGCGCTTCAACGAGCGTAACCGCCCATCCGCCATCGGTGTCTTCGCTGTACTTCTCGCTTGTGATTTCCGATGCTCGAAGACCTTGATACCATCCGTAGACCTGGTATTTCGCTTTGTCTGTCTTGTTCTTGTTCTTCAAGATGACTACAAAAGAGCCGTTGCCGAGTGGGTCAATGATGTCCTTGTTGACACCTGCCGAGTTGCCGAGAACAACCAAAGCAACCGTGTTTTCCCATGAATTTCTGTTCGTTCCGACAACGAGTGCGGTCTGTGTACCCGTGAACGGGGTAGAGCCTTGCTGAATGACTTCATAACCAGTCTTGCCCGACTTGAGGACGAGCGAAGAGATGACATTGTCAGCCACCACGGATGATGCGAAATCAACATCAGAGCGGTTGATGATAAGTCCGTCAGATTCCAATCCACGCACGACAAGCGCATCGCAGTCAATAGCAATGCTCTGTGCAATTAATTCGTTACATACTGCCATAAATTTGGGTCTCCTTTCTTTTGGATGCAATCCAATCGTTAGGTTAGTATGCGAGATGCAAGTTAGCAGGATTTACAACTGCAGAGCCGATGAAACCGCTTGCGTAGAGTTTCACATCCCTTGCGACTTGGTCAAAGAACACCTCAAAGTCGTTGGTCACGTTGTCTCCGTCAATACCGATGCGGAGGTTGTCAATGGTCGTGAATACGGCACGGAATGGCTTGTTCCACTTTGTTCCCGTGTTCTCAAACTCGTTGATGAAGCGGTCAAAGATGTTGCAACGTGCAACACGGATACCAAAGTACTCGCTTACCTCAAAGCCGTCAAAGATAGTGCGCCACTCCATGTTTGATTTGTAAGTGTTCCTTACATCAAGCATCAGAGCGTTGGCGAGTTGGCGAGTACAAATGACTACTCCGTTCGGGTCGGAAAGCAGAGTTGTTGGGGCATCGGTGAGGAACTTGTCAAAGATGCCAGTTGCGACATTTGCAGTCAAGATTCCGCTCTTCTGTGCGGCATAGGTTGTCTGCGAGTTAGCGGCAATTGCAGTCACCTTGCTTGCATCAGCTGTGCCGATTGCAAACAACTTTTTCCAAAGTCCGTCAGCGGTAGTGAAGAGGTCGGGGTCAACACCTGCGGTAATGACACCACCATTTGCAATGTTGTCTGCGGCTGTGTCTCCGAACCATCCCATTCGCCAAATAGCACGACGAAAAGCGGTGGAGAACTTGTCCGTGAAAAGTTCAAGCAAGTTGCCGTCAATGTCACCGATTGCAGTACCGCCTTTCATGAATTTCTGTGCGTACGTGCCAAGCATATCCTCATAGCAAATCTTATGAGGAGCAGACCATTCTCCCAATTCCCACGCCTGCTTGCCGTTGGCAATGCCGAAATTGGTGTAAGTTGGGTTACATCCACCGCCCTTTGTGCCGATATTGTCGGGCGCACCGATGGTTGCGATTGGGTCACCAGTCTTGACACCATACTGGATGGTGGTAAACTGCTGAATGGCTTCGTCCTGCTTGATGTCGGTCTCAATAGCCTCACGGAGAGACTGGATGTTTTCGGGATTGAGCGTCCAGTTGCTCAAAATTGTTGGGGATAAAGGCATAATTCTATTCTCCTTTCTTTATTTTGTTAATACGTTCTTTTGCGATTCAAGATGCGAGTCAATACCTCGTCATACTTGCTTGGTTGCTCGGTGGTGTTCATCGGAGTGTTCTTCTCGTCCTCACGCTTTGCAGGCGTGTAGTCAGAAGACATCTTTTTGAGTATGGCGAGACCGCCCATCTTTTCGACTTCGGCAAGCACGTTCTTCTCGTCCTCGCTCTTGCCATTTGCGTTCGCATCTTCCAACTGCTTTTGCAGTTCCTCAATCTTCGCTTTAAGAGCTTCGATTTCCTCATCCTTGGCATCGGGTTCGGTAGGTTTTTCTTCGGGTTCTGGCTCACGGATTTCCGTGATAACGCCATCCGTAACGATGATTGTCTTTCCGTCCGGCATCTGGTGCTCACCGTCAGGAGATGCCTTGTCTCCGACTTCGGGATCACCGTCTTCTCGCTCAACGGTCAATTCCGCACCGTCGGCAGTGGTCAAAGTCATGTTCAGAGGCTTTTCCGTCATCCCGAGGAACGACAATGCCTTTTGCAACCATGACTTTTCGACCGTGATAGTTTCTTTTCTCATGTCTGATTCTGATTTTTTATGGTTAATTGGTGTATGCTTTGCTGATGCAGGGGCGATGATGGTCGAGATGAGACCAATCTCTTGCGCCTTGTCTGCGGAAATGAACTTGCCCTCTTTCATGAGCGCAACGATTGTGTCTCTGTCGGCATTGGTTCGGTCAACGTAGATGTCGGTGAGTTTGTCCTCGAGTCTCTGCATCTCTTCTGATGCCTTACGCAGTTCGTCTGCCGTGCCGTGCATTGTCTGATATGCCATGTAAGGCTCATGAATGAGAAACTCTGCGTTCTGATAAGCGTTGCGCTTGTCTGCTTGTGCCGCTAATAGGATAATTGTCGCCATACTTGCGCACGTACCCTCTACGACTGCGGAGATAGTCTTGCCAGTGCTCCGCAACTTGTCGTAGATGGCGAATCCTTCAAGGACTTCTCCGCCATTGCAGTGCAGGCGAATGTCTATTGTCTCATCGTCCGATGGGATGGCCTTTATAAACTCGTCAATGTCACGGAACGACGTACCCTCAACACCGCCAAAATACTGCACGATGTTTTTGGTGTCCTCGCTCTGGATGTCATTGTATATCTTCAACTCTGCCATGTGTCTCGTTTATTTTTGCTCAGTGCAAAAATATCGGTTTTGAGTAACGAAAAAGAAAACATCATGCGTATTTTGAGTGACATGCACTTGTCATAAACGCATATAAACGCGCCTAACGCGAGTTTTTCTTCTAAATGATAAAATGCACACGGAGCAAAAGGAATGCGTTTATACGCAGTTTTTTGAAAAAATAACTAAAAAAGACCGTCTATCCTCACGGACGGACGGTCTGACAATAAACACAAATGAAAATCCGAAAATTAGCAGAATACTAACAATTAACAAACTAACTCGGTATCCATGCGGTCGCAAATCCTGCGGATATGGCGAGGGCTGAATCCGTAAACATCAGAAAGATATTGATAGATGTATTCTATCTTATGCCCCTCACTTTTCAGACGCTTCAAATTTGAATACAACTCGATGTTATCCACATCATCAAGACGGACACCGTTCTTTCTCGCTGTCTCGATCAGAGACTTTGACACAAGCAAAAAATCAACGTACCTCATATCATATCTTCGCTAATTGTTCCAATACCTTCACCCGTCCTGCAACAGCGTTGATTTCCTCCACGCTGACGACTGGGGCAGGCACCATCATTGCGCCTTTCGCAAACGCTGTTGCGAGCATGTCTTCGCCAATAGTGTTCGTGTTACCCGTCACGACTTCGATTGGTACACCGCCACCCAACTGGTTAAGCTGAGAGAGCAGAGGAGCGAACATCTGAGTTGAGCGTGCATTGATGACCGATTCCCCGTCACTCACTCTGATTGTGTTGCTGTCACTCGTTGACGAGCCTTGACCGCTGATCCGACCGCCACGGCTGAATTTCGCAGACCTTACGGTCTTTATTGCGGTTGCGATGTTGGTCAAGATTGTTGCGATACCGCCTGCCATTGTAGCGAGACCGACCACACCTTTCCCAGACTCTGCGGACACCATCTTTGCGATTGCTTCACCCGTCTTGATCGCGATAGTGGCAAGTGCAAGTACCTTTGACGCTCTCGCCATGCCCTCATCGCTTTCTCCGAGCGATTCAGTCAGTGAGACAAGCCCGTCCGTGATGTCGGTCATGGCTTGGAATTTCGCTTGCTCAATCTGCACCTCCTTATCGGAATAATCCTGCTTCGCTTGGAGATACGCTTGGTCTGCTTGTGCCTTGCGCAGGTTGAACGCTTCCAGTGTCTCGCCTTGGTATTGTTGCAGTTGTTCCGCTTGCTTCTGAGCCATCTCCATTTGCAGGCGAGAGACTTCCAGAGCGTCCGAACTTGCTTTAGCGATTGCGGTCTCAAACTCGATGCGCAACGCTTCCTCTTGTTTCTTGATTGTGTCATTGATACGGTTCTTTTCTAACTCATCGTACTGGTTGGCGTACTTCTGAGCGATAGCAAGACGGAGTTCGCCTTTCTGTTCTTCGGTATATTGCGCCTGCTCAATCTGCAAGAGGTCAAGTGCCTTTTGTTGCTCCAGTTGTTGCAGTTTCAAGTTATATTCCGTCTGCGTCTCTTTTTCTGCACCCGACAGCAGGATCTCGATACGCTTCTGTTCCTGCTGTATTGTCTGACTTGTAAGTTGCAGTTCAAGTTTAGCGGATTCGACAATATACTTTTGTTTCAATGCGCTTATCTCTGCAAGGATGGTCTGTGTCAGATATTTCTCAGTCGAGAGACGCGCCTCAAGGTCGGCAATCTGTCGGTCATACTGCATCTTCAACTGCTTTCTCTGACGCTCTGCATTGTCCTCAATCATGGACAAAAGCAAATCCTCATACTTGCGTGTCTCGTTGAGGATGGCTTTGGAGTTATCAACGACGGCTTTCCGCGTGCGGGTCGTGGTCGCTTGTGTCTGCTTTCCGAGTTCCTGCTCTATGTTCGCCCGTTGCTGTTGCAGACGCATCGTGCCTTGGTAAAAGTCCTTTTCAGCGTTAGCAACATCAATCCTCGCCTTGGATAAAGCCTCGTTCATCTCTTTATCGTTCTGTGATTCTTTGGAGCGAGTCTCAATGGTCTGCAGGCGAGTCTTGGCGAGTTCAACGTTGCGTTTCATTTCCTGCTCCTCAAGGTCAATTGCCTGCTCAAGCATTTGCTTTCTTTGCTCAAGCGTGTACTTGTCCTTCTGTGCGGCTTGGTTACGCAGTTGCGCCACCTTGCGCTGTGATTCCGCATTCTTCTCGGCATTCTCTCGCTCTTTCTGCACGATGTCATTCTCCGTCTTGGCGGTCTTCACGGACAACTCAATATCATCGTTAAATTGCTTGATGTACTTGCCGATGATGGGGAGTTTTTCTGCCCACCTTGACATCGTCATGATTGCCTTTCCTGCATTGATTGCAAGGTCAAGCATGTGCGTTGCGATGCCTTGGATGTAGTTAAGTAGGAACTGCAAGACACGATTCAACGGCTCAAGGACGATGCGCAACTTTTGCGAGTTTTCCTCACTTGACTGGATGCCCTTGACAATTGCCATGATGCCTGCGGAGATAGCCGCAAGTAGCAGGACAACGGGGTGCGCAAGCAATGCCATGAGTTCAGCACCGAACGCTTTCACCGCAGTTGCCCCCGTCATGAACGCTTGCTTGACACCGCCAGACAAAAGTCCGTTGATGTTCTGAATGCCCTGCGCCCATTTGCTGTTCAATCCGAGTGCCGACTTGATGCTGTTCTCGTAGTTGCCGACATTTCGGTAGAAACGCTGAGTTCCTGCTTCCGCTTCTTTCAATTCCTGCGTTACTCGGTTAATGCTCTTTGCGAGTTCTTCGCCTTGCGCACCTTTTCTTTCCGCCGCCGAGAGTTCGTCATACTCTTTAGTCAGGTTGCTTAATTCTGCACGCAAAGCCTTGAGACTGCCCTCTTGGTACGAGGCTTGTCGGACTTCGTTCTGCATCTCCTTTGAGAGCGTTCTGATGTTGTCCTTACGCTCTTTTTCGCGTGCGGAAAGTCGGAGCAGTTCTTTCTCCGTTTCCCTATAACGTGAGCTTTCTTGCTGACCTGCTGCAATGAGTTCCTCTTGCTCTTCAAGTAATTTCGCCTCTGCCATCCGTAAGTCATCAATCTCCTTGCGGTACTTGATAATCGTGTCAGCAGCCTGCCCCCAGTTCACCCGAATGTTAAGGATTGATTCTTCCGTTGTCGTTGCCATGTTCTGTTCCTCCTATTGTGCTAACTTAATGAGTGTGACTTCCGCTGTCATTCCTGCCGTTCGCTTGATTTCCACCCATGCGAACTTTTGCCCGTACTTTGCGAGGTAGATGGGCGTGTCTTCCTTGAGTTCTCGCACATCAATGTCCGACAAGAGCATCTGCTCTTTGATGATCTTGCAGTCGTTCAAGGACGCATACAACCCCGAATAATGGTTATTCACCACCGCTTGCATATCAAGTCGAGGGTCTGCGTAGATGAATGCGCTATACTGACCGCTATTGATACGTGTTCCAAGTGCGGTTATTGTCGCCTGCGGTGTACCTTGCAGGAGTTTGTCATCATCCGTCTGCGGTGCGCTCTTCTCGCCCGAATAGACATCGTACCAGTCGTTGGGAAGTTCGATGTACGGCGCACGGTACGGACGCATTCTGTCAATGCTTTTTTCCGATGTCGAAAAAGCGGATCGGAACACCTCTGCACTCTCTTCGAGTTGCTGATTGTCTATCACCGCCACGCCGTCATGGTCTTGCGTCAGGTGTTCGTTTTCTTTGTACTTGTATTCGTTGCGCTGTGCATAATCTCCGAACTTGAAGTCCACTTCATCAACCGTTGCCGTACGTGCTGAGAGCAAACGACCGCTCCAGTCTATTGCAGGATTGCTGAACACATCCGAGATTGACACGAACTCAAGTGTATCGGGATTGCTTTCCAAAGAACGCACGAAACACCCCGTGACTACCGCAATGTGCTTGATGAGGTCAATGACCTTGACTTCGGGCAGATTTGCCATTATATCGTAGTTCATTCCTACGATCATGCGGTCGGGCAGGTCGTAAGTTATAGTCACGGCACCACCGCTCTGCCATGTCAGTGGTATATTGTCTTGCGCATGTCTCACTCCGATATGGTACAGACTGATGGTGTCGTTGGCGGTGAGATTGACTTCTGACGATCCTGCGTACGTAAAAGCGACAAGGACATTCAGCCCTGCGAAACGTTGCAGGTCTTGCGCCTTGGATATGTGTGTGCCGTTGATGGTCAAGCGTGGTTGCGCTATATCCCGATATTCGCCCTGCGTGTGGTTGTGCAACGAGATGGGAGCACGCATGTATAATGCCAGTGTCTCGATATTGTTCTGCGTCATCAGCACTTCACCAGATAACAAAGCACGTGACACACTGACATAAGCCGTCGTATCGCCGACCGCTCTCATCTTAGCCACAACATCGTCAACTTGCAGTGCGCTTCCATCTTCCTTTGTAAACTCAAGCGAGGCGGTTGTTATCTTGATGTCAAGACCGTTCGTCGAGGTAACAAGTGACTGCCCGTTGAATGTTGCATCGAGCGATACACCAGCGACAGACAATTCCGTCACCTTGTCACCGCTGATGAGCACGGCAAGGGTATCGACCACGCTCTGCACCGACTGGGGAAAGGAGAAACCTACCCCCGTCTGCGTTGTTATCAGACTGAGCAACCATGGGACACGCACACATGGGACGGTCGGCGTGTGGTAGGTCTGCACAGCGAAAGAATAGATAGCCTGCCTTGTGACGTGGTGCATATCCTCGGGAATGATGATGTTGTCGTAGATATCGGGGTAGAAAAACCCTGCATCCTCCAATTCCGCACGGCTTGCATATTGGTTCTGGTTGTTGATGTAAGAATATGGCAAAATAGCCCCTTGCGCCTCGATATCGGTGAGTTTCATGTCACCGCTTAACAATGTTGCAAAGGTCGGTTTTACACCCCAAATAACGGCTATTTTGACGCTCTCAGAATCAATCCCGAGCAAATATGCCGTACCCTCATCAATCAGCCGTACTCCGTCATTGATATAAGTGCAAGTGTGCGCAAGATAAGGGAATGCAGTCCTCGCCCCTAACAAGTCGGCATCCCCGAACAATGCCATGTTTCTGTCTGTCCGAGGAAGTGATATGGAGTACGTGCGATTGCTCTCTATCTTGTCAATCATGACGAAAAGATTTGACTTGATGTCAAGCGTGACCAATGTCTCGCTCCCCATGTCACAGAGTTGGCGGTCGATATAGATTTCCTGCATGATTACGCTCCTTGATAGTTATAGGTCGGGAAGATAACGGAGAACATGAAGTCTTGATAGTCTCGGTAACGTTGCCATTGCGTTGTCTGAGCCGACACACGGACTTGCTCCCAGAGGTCGTCATTCTGGTCGTTCTTGCCGAGGTATAAGTCAACCCTTGGAGATGTGAGAATAGTCTTCAAGAAATCGAATGTCTCAGCGTCAACCATCGACGCTCCTGCTTGCTTAGTCATTGTGCTTGCCCGTTTCTCTCTGTGCCCGTACCAACCTTGATAACCGACCGCATCCGCATAATGTCTCATATTGTTGCGCTGGATATCCTCTGTCACTTCCGACACATCCGAATCCCCGAGCCAACTAAATAACCAATAGCAATAAAAGCCTTGGTTATCCAACCAACGCAAATACAACGCTTTCGGGCATTGCTCTTCGCTCACATCAAGCGTGATACGGTCGGTTATATCATCACCATCTATCGCCGAGAATGTCAGGTCGAAGACGGTGGGGAATGTCGTTGCGCTTATCTCGCCTATATTGTCCTGAATAACCAGACTTTCGGTCACTCCGAGCGTTTCGACGGGCAACTCATAGATGCCAGTCGCATTGAATGTCTGCAAGGAACGGGCACTACCATCAATCACGAATGCAATGCTATTGCCCGACTCTGCGAACACTCCGAGCGTGAACGGATAATTCTTAAACCATGTGCGTTTGCGGATAGGGTTGAAGACCTCCCCATGACGGAGGCAACCGAACACATAAGTAGTCTGAAAAGTGAATGTGATGATATTGTCAGATGTCACATAGGTCTCCACCGTCACATCAACGCTGACGGCATGCTTGATGTCGATGTTCTGTGCAGGGTTCGGCTCTTCCTTGTCCGTGTCTGCGAATATCGCCCTTGCAAGTGCCGAGAGGTCGAACTGGCAGTTGTAAGCGAAAACGGTGCGTCTTTCCGTGTGCGTGTGCGTCCCGTCCGTCATGCTTACCGTCACATACTGACCACTCGTTCCATTGCAGAGAAGTGGTGACGGGTTGAAGGCAAAGGCTATTTCCTCGGGGTATCTGATTACCCCCTCGTAGTTGCTCTGATGTTCTCTCATTGATAGGTCTCCGATATATTGATGTGGATATTAGTGACAATGGTTTTCGCTTCTTCAAGCAGTCGTGCGTTGATGTTCTTGATGGCACGCTGCATCGCTGATGAGTAGATATCCTGCCGTTGGCGAGTACGGAACATGAGCGTTCCTTGCTCGTGTATCTTCTGAGTGATTGCCCATGCAAGAGAAGTCTGGCTCATCTTCGGGTCGTCGGGGACAAGACCCCTCGCCTGCGCCCACTTCAAAATCTGCTGATACAGAGTTGGATTGTGTGGAGTGAAATCATGGGTAGGACCTCGACCGACTTCGAGTGTCGAGAAGAACTTCCGTCCGAACAAAGTACCGCCATCGGGATTCATCTGCACTCGCAATGAACGACCCGTCTCACCCGTTGCGTTCCTGCCGTACTTGGCAAGGTTCTCAAGGATGGAGGTGCGGAGTTGCAAGAGTTCGTCCTTGATGACTTCCTGCGATGTCTGCGAGTAATCTTTCATATGCACTCCCCGACTGCATCCGTTAACCGAATCTCAAGTAAGCATCCGCTGTGGATGTTCGCTCCGCTCTCGTAGATGGTCGTATAGTTGTACTGATCAACGGGCATGAAGCGTCCGTCTTTATTCAGTGCTTTTACAAACTTCTTCAATGCTGACCTCATGCGCTCAGTCGCTGAAAAATTGTCTTCACCGCTCGCATCCCTTGGCACACGGTCAACGAATGCGATGAGCATGTCTTGATGATCATAGACACGCCCATTGCGGTACGTTCCACCGCCCGACACAGATAAGATGTTCAGCACCGCAGGATATTCAGCCCTATCGAGCAGTCTATCCACATCATCCCAACTCCCGAATAACACTGAGTAACCAGGGAGTGCCGTTGTGGCAATCTCTGTCAGTGCGTCAATGTACTTTGTGTTTGTAGGCATTTGCTTGTATCTCCATTAGTTTACGTTGACAAACAAAATAATCGTGGTCTATCTTCATACATTGATAGACGATGAGCCATGAGACCTTTTGCGCTTCCTCATGGTCATGGATTCCCATGCGCTTTGCGTACCAGTCTATCAACCCGAACGCTCCGTTGTCTATCTTGTCAAATCCTGCTTTGATTTCGTCATCGGTGCGCTTGACTTGCAGTTTGGAAAAGAGTTTGTTTATTCGCTCAACCTCACCCATCACCCACGCAACAAATAAGATGACCTCTGTCGCTTTCAGTCGGAGCAACTTGTGTGCAGGTATACCAAGCAACACACGGCAGATTCCGAAGATGACATCTTGCTCCTGCAGTTGCGAGAGTTGCAATAACTGACCGATGCTCATGTCGTTCAACGTTGACGGAGTTCTGACTCTGCCGACCTTGATTGGCGGCTCGTCTGCCGTGCCAATCTGGAAGTCGGAGAACTGGACTAACACCAACCAGTCTTTCAAAGTTATTTTTCTTCGTTTTGCCGTATAACGCACGTTCTTTCCCTCCGTGTATAATTTACCCAACCATGACAGAATGCGCCTTAGAAACGCTCTCACGCTTTTGTGTGAGGTTTCGCAGACACCAATAACGAATCGCATCTATTGCGTGATTCCATGTGTCTATAGGTTCGTTGGTGCTGTCGCCATTGCGGTTCGTCTTCCACTTGTACCGCTGCACCTCTTCAATCAGTCCTCTTGACCTGCGAGTGATATTCCACTTGTACCGCCTCATGATGTCAATGCCCACCCTTATGCTATCGTTACCTTTGAGGGCAGGGATGATGTTCACACGTTGCGCCTTTATCTCAGCGATGGACTTAGGCTCTGCGGAATCCGCCACCACGGGAAACAAGCCCGACATCGGATGCGCCTTTATTCTGTTCGCTATATCGGGGTTCAGCAAGCCAGTCTCATACACCAAGCAGTCCACACACAACTCGCCATGTGCGAGTGCGCAATAAACAAGAGCGGTCGGGTCATTTGAGAAACCGAAATCAAGTCCAAATCCCTGCACCTTGCATTCATGCGGTTCTGGCATCTTATCCACGATTGAGTAGTTGCGGATAATCAGTCCTTCAAGTTTGCCAGTCAGTCCGTATGTGTAGACTTGGCGCAAGTCCGCATCTTGTATATTGGCAATTCGTTCCGCCATGTCGGCAGGGAGGAACATGTTCTGACGGTAGTCTGATATAATCAGTTTGACTCCGTCAGTGCCCAGTACCTTGTCATGCACCCAAAACCTTTCCGATGGGTTATAATCAATCCAAATTTTCTTTTTCGTTCTGATAGCGAGTTGCCAATAAACCTCATACGTGATGCCGTTCGCCTCGTTGATAAACAGATAATCATGCTTACCGCTCTTCGCATCCTGCTCGTCATCGTAGGACTTAAACTCAATCAACGATCCGTTTGAGAAGACAATCGTATGTGTGCTTTCGTTCATCACACATCGTTTGCGCAACACATCATCGTCCGTGATAATGCCTTTGATGTCTCTCCATGCACCGACCTTGATATTGGGAAGGTCTTGACCAACGACCGTACAGACCACTCTCCGCTCTTGCACGGCAATCATGAGCAACACTTGCAGGATGGTGTAAGTCTTGGACGAACTCGTGCCGCCTTGGTTGACATACACACGATAATTCGGGTCTGTGTTCGCCTCGTACATTTCACGGATAATATTCATGTTCTAATCTGCTATTAGGTTATCACGCATTCTGACCTCTTCCTCTGATGATGCGGGGATGATGCCCGAAGAGACGAAACGCACAACAAGTTCGTTGCTCGTTGTCTCCGTGTCCTTGTCGGTCATGCCAAGTATCTTGAAAGCAAGTTCCACGAACTTGAAGTTGCCTTTCAACGCTTCTGTTATCACTCGCTCACGCAAAGCATCGGCTCTTGACATCGTGCCTTTGTTTGTGTTGATGTCAACCGCCAAATCAGCCTCAAACGACTCTCGCATCTTCTTGTATGTGACTCTTCGCTCGTTGCTAATCTTGCCCATTCTGCTCGCCTCTTCGCTCGTCAGTTTGCGACCAACCTTTTCTAAAAATTCGGGATTCTTGCCGTGTTCTGCCATAGTCATTTTATTTAATTGGTACACGTCCGTCAGCGTTCGCAATTCTTGAGAGGTTTTCAGCGTTCGCATTTCTTGAGAGGTTTTTCAGCGTTCGCAATTCTTCCACCAAATCATCGTAATTTCTTGTCAAATTTGGCATTATCTGTTGCAGTTTGTTGTAGTTCTCACGGGTAGGTAGAGACCATTGAGATTTGTCCGAAAAATAGTGTCCTCCCATTCTGTTCCCAAGATGCTCCTCGACTTGTTTCTGTGTCAGTCCGCTTTCTTTGAACGCTGTAATAAAGTAATCTACAATCGGCTTAAATGTTTGGGTAGACTGCATTCCCTTTTCCCATTTTATAGCGTTTTTGATGTCTTTTATTAATACATTGTTTTCGATAGAACCAATCTGTTCAATAGCCCTTTCCGCAATAGCCTTGAAATAATCCTCGCCCGATAGTTTTGCTATATCCTCAGTCTCAAGTGACTTTATCGTTTCCCGCAATTCTTCCTTTTCCTGCTCCGTTATATCGAGTGGAAAATAACACATATTTATTGCCCTGGGGTTGCCTTTGTAAAACACAAGAATGTTTTGATGTGTTTTTGCGACTTTCCTGCCTTTCATTAATAGTGAGGCTTTAATCGCTGATGAGCCGACACTCTCAACAAGGATAAGTTCGTTCATAAAATACAATCCTGCACGTTTGAAAATCCGTTTAATGTCCGATGGGAAATCGTAATATTCGCCCGAATCCTCGTTCCTCACATCACCAACGACAACGACGGCAAATCTGTTGTTTTTAAGGCAAGCAACGCTTTCTGTGAATGCCTTGTCTATTATTTTGATAAAAGAATCATAGTCTGGTTGGTTGCTTGCGTCTTTCGGGTCATCAGAATAGACCTCCAAATCGAAATAAGGTGGGCAAGAAAATAGCAAGTCTTGGCTTTCGTCTTCTATGTGGTTTCTAACATTCTGCCCGTCATCGCAAATATAGCGGACATCAACATCCCTCCCATTTATTACTCTGTTGTTTTCATCCACTTGTTCTCGCCTTAATTCTATTCCAGTGAAAGAATAGCCACAGAGACCAAAGACTAAACCTTTTTGTGTATCTCCTGCAAACGGGTCGAAAATTCTGCATCCCTTTGCAGGGGTAAACCATAGTGCGCAGATCTCGGCAAGTACGGGGTCGAACATTGATACACAGAGCGACAAACGAGAATAGCCACGCTGTTCTTCTGGTATGCTGTCAACGTAGTCTTTGAAAGACTCGAACTTTTCTTTATTCTCTATGTTCTTGAAGTCTTTGTAAAGTTTTGGATAAAGAAGGGCATCCCCAAAGCCGATTGCTCCCTCTCTCGTTTGCCCGTTGTTGTTCAAAAGTTCATTCCATTGTTTTTTCCTTTCCTGCCATCGTCCGTTTCTTGTATCAAGGACAGAGAAAGGTGGTACAATAAAGTATTTTTCGAGAGACCCTTCTTCGGCATCGTTCTGTGGTATTCCGACATCCGTTGTCTGTTCTTCATCGTCTTCAAACGTAACCCCCCATTCGTCCAAATCGATTTGCAGTTCATCGGACACATCTTTCAAGACATCTTCATCAACAGAGAAATTAACGGCTGATGTCTGATTGTCAGCAAGAGCAAGTTCTCTCCCCTCTTTGGAGTCAAGGTCAATGTCGGTGCGCTTAACCGCAACAATCTTCTTTCCGTCAGTCTCAACGACAATGACATCATCAAGACCGATTGCGGACGCGTTCTCAATGGTCTTGTTCCCTGCGATTATGCGGTTGTTCTTGTCAATGAGTACGGACCTCCCAGCTCCGAACTTTCGGAGTGACTTCTCAATGAGAGAGTTTCCGTATTCCGTGCCTTTGTTGAAATTCTTGTCATCGGGAATCAACTCGTCAATCTTTGTCTGCTTTACTTTTTCATCTGCCATGTGCGTGTAAATTATTGATATGTGCAAATATAGTTCATATTTCCGAGTAACGGAAAAAGAAACAAGTTATTTTTTGCAAAAAATGCGTATAAAGGCGTTTTACGCCAAAGATGTACATTTGCACCACCTTGCGATTTTCGCGCGTTATACGACGTCTCATGCATTCCTGCGGCTACCTCCGTGTGCTTTCCGTGTTTTCCATCTGCTCAGTCAAATTCTCTTGCCAAGTCAGTCGGATATTGATTCGGGGTCGCTTTCGGTCTATGTGCTTGTGCAGGGTGAGTTCGTAGCAAAGCACATCATCCTTGATGACATCGTTTTGCGTGAGGCAATCAAGAATACACTTTGACGCATTGTCAATGTCCTTTTGTCTGTTGCCGAAGAAGACATCAATCTCGCAAATGAAAGGCTCTGAAATGTGCATACCTTTTCCCTTGCATTGAAGAGAAAAGGTGCGCTCATACTCCGTCAGTTTTGATGTCTTTCCAAGTCGGGCAATGGTTCGTCCGTCTCTGTATCTCAAGGTTATTATCTTGTAGGAATTGGACTTGCTCGGCACATCCCCTTGGATTATCATGGTTAACTCTCTCATGTGTTCTTGTGCCTCAAAATGGAATGTGCTTTCCTTGAACTCCTCTATATCTTTCCACTCGCTCATATTGCCCCCCTTTCCACTTTCCATGCCGTTACCTCGTTGAACCACTTGCCCTGCCAGTCATGTGCATTGATGTCCAGATGTGCGGTTATCGTCTCGCCCTGCTTGATATTGAACTTCTCGATGTTCTCGCCTTTGACCTTGACGCAAATCGTCTTCGGGTACTTGTCGGCAGTCTCCTTGATTACGTACTCACGTTCTCGCCATGTTGAGCCGTTCTTGCTGATGCCCGACCTTTCGTCCATGATGGCAATTACTTGCCCCGTAAATATATTGACCATATTATTCTATCTGTTTAAGTGCGTTGATATACTCGTTATATTGCGTTTTCGCTTGCTTGATGATATACCGCATGACGGCATCATCCGAGTTGACGGGGACGCTTACCCTCTCATCTTCCGTTGTGATGGTAACGTGTATCTGCGTAATTCCCTTGCGGTCTTGTTGCAGACGGAAGAAGCGATTAAGGTCTGCTATTCGCTCGACCAACTGGATAATGCTGTCATGTGTCATATCACTCATCCTCTATCGGTATCTTGTAGCCTTTTCCTTTTCCCATCATCATGCGTGTTAGCTCAGCGTCCCACTCTCCGATGTTGACCC